CAGATACAGAGTATAACTTCAGTTTATTCTTTATCTGTTCTTTATTAAAATCTGAAACATAGGTACCATTTTTTGGTTTTACACTAATGAATACCTTACCAAACTGTGGAGGACTTAATTCCTCACCACCAACTACGGAGATCGACTCTGCATTTGGATAGATCTTAGACTTAATGATGGTCTCATAATCATTTGCCGTAACCGCTCTATATTGCGACGCATAGAGGCGTGGAGCAAAGTTCTTAATGGATGTAATACTTTCTATGTCTGACCCATTCTGAGACGGTTGTAGAGTCAATACAGACCCTACTGTTGCTGGTATTGGTGCCTGATTATCATTAGTGAATGATCCAGCAAAGGTGAATGAAGAAGCACCATTACCATCTTTACCATCAGTAATCATATAGGTGACAGTAATGATTGCCTGATCTTCTAACTTCTTACCAAATAATCCATCACCAAAGAGCAATTCATACTTTTCATCATCTACTTCCTGTATCAAATAGATTTCAGAGTCCTTATTGATATTGAAAATATTCTCAACTAGAGAATAAGCATTACCTAATCCACTATCACTTGGATTTTTTACATAAACACGAATTGTTGATGTATCAATAAATGGATTTTCAAGAACAAATTTCTGATCTAATGATCCATCAACAGTAAATTTCTTTTTGAGAAGAGTTCCTTCGTAAATTTCTAAGTTATTGAATACTGCCTTACCGTCCTTCACAGTCGCACTTACATTGTCTGGGGTAGAAAACACATAAGAACTGTTTTCGACCGATCCAGTGCACACCAAACCCGCTTCTAGGGTCATTGTAGAGGTAGATTCACTTGTACTTGCAGTGAAAGAAACTATACCAACTGCAGAACTTCTAGATGATGGTACATATCCAATGTTTCGAGCGAGTGAAACAACATTTTCTCTAACTGTTGCTGAATCTAGGAACGATTCATTCACAACTAAGTTCGAGTTAAATGCAGTAATGTAAGTATTATACGCTAATGTGTCGATTAAAACCGAAAAGTTTGATCCTTCAAAGTCAAAATCCGTGAATGTGGAGTTAGCACGGAGATAATCTTTGATTGAGGATTTTATCTGGTCAAAATCCAGATTAGCAAATTTAGTAAATGGCATCGATTATCTTGCAGACTCTAATATGAATGAGAATGATTGTGTTGGAAGTTCTTGCCCAATGATATTAAAGGAAACAGTCGCTTCAAATTCGTTCGTATCAGGTCTAACGACAACATCTACATCAACATCATTCACTCTTCTCTCATAATTTCGAATTACATTCTGAATTTGATCACGAATGACTGATGCAGTACCAAAATCTACAAATTCAAATAGAGAGGAACGAACTCCTGAACCAAGATCAGGAGAAAAGAACCTCTCATTTGGAATCGTTTCAACTAAATTACGAATTGAACGAATGATTGCATTTTGATTTTTTAATATCGGTAGATCGCCAGTCACTGGATGTGGCTCAAAAGACAAACTAATATCTTTAAACGATCTTGATATCCTTTTAACTGCCATTAGCGGGGCAAACCTTCAAGTTTTTATTTATTTATGCCCCAAAATCAAATTATTCATGCCAGCGCTCAACATAGTCATCAAACCCACCAGATCCACCACATGGTCTTGAGTAACGATCTTCAGGAATATCATACTCTACTTCTTCTGAATCTTCAGTTTTATGTGGTAAAGACCAATAATCCGTGATTAAATTTGTTGTTCCCCACATTTGATACATGTATTTTGAATCTCTATCTACAGATGCTCTGCCCATTTGTCTCCTTGTTTAAAAAAAGAGAACTTTTTGAGGGGTTGCTATCCCTTTTCATATTTATTTTATGTAAAATCCGCGTCGAAGATAGTCTTCATCCTCTACAAAACGATAATTTTCCATATTTTTAAACTCTTCATCCTTCCAAACTGGTATTGCGACTGTATTTCCAAACCTAAAATCAGGATTTCTTCTAAAATGCACCTCAATTAACTTATTACCAATGAATTCACAGTTTATCCAACCGTATCGATACAGTCCAATCGTCGTTAAAATATGAGGATAAGGCATTTTAACGTCAACTTTTTCCCATTTTGTGAATTTATACAGATCATGAGTCTCACGAGTCCCCTTTACAGCAAGTCTCTGACGCTTCACATGATAATCTACAGAGTGATCCATAGCATATTCTGGATAACACCCAGTCCTGTCCTCATGGTACTCATAATCAACTGATAAATGATCTCCCTCAAACACTTCACACCAAAATTCAGCAGGATGTAAGTGTTCAGTATCAGATTCTATCCATTCAATACGGGCATTACGTCCCATTCCCATTAAATTCATACATGGGCGGACAATATAAAAACCAGGTTTAGGAACTTCTAATCCTGCAGGACCACAAGTATAACCTAAACGCTGGCTTAAAAACAGTTTGTTATAAATCCACAGATGCTGCGGCAGAATGCGGTTCCACTCTTCCGCAACAGTGTGAATGTACATTACCCTTTACCTTGACCCCGAAGGCGCTTACGAGCCACGTTGCGAGAGGTACCAGCATACTTAGTATGTTGCCCATGCCCTTGACGAGTTTTCTTTGGACGAGACTCGATTTTATTCCCGTCTTTACCCATACGCATCATAGCCATAATTAATCTCCTATAATTTCAGTTTGTATATCAGAAGGTTGTGGAGAACCCGTCTCATAAAACTTTTGAGCAAGGTTCTCCATCATATCAAAGAATTCTTCTTCTTCGAGATTGTCAAAGACCTCATCAGACTGAGTTCCTTTGACTGTAATCTTATACGTATCAGATGACACGAGTCTTTTCGTGCCCCACACGAACTCTGGGATCACACCAGATCTCAAAGCCTGCTTCCTTTGCGTCCAGGCAGAATGATACGTCCTCACCACACATATCTTGCACTTCTCCGCTTTCGAAGATCTGCATTTTTGGTGCGAACCATGGATACTTCATCTCTGAATGCTCAAAGACTCCGTTCTTAATTAACAACCATCCAAACCCTGTATAATCCACAGTGAACGGTTTACGACGCTTCTGAATGCTTTCGAGTGTTTCATGATTCATCACACCGCCATTGTTGCGGAAGTCATCCTCCTCCAACCAATGAGCAACTGATGTGGTACGACCATCTTCAGTACAATACCAACCTGCTGCGATGTCCTTCTCCATCAAAACTAATTGCCAAAATTTTTCAGAAGAAAACACAATGTCGCTGTCGATCCAAAGCTGCCAATCATACTTTAACCTTCCATCCCAGGGAATCTGATCTGGTCCTCGCAATACATTCGCACCAAGACACTTACAACGTGCGAAGTTCACCATCGAACTATAATCTTGCGAAATCTGAATGCTTGCACCTGCCTGCACCAGATCAAAACAGAGCTGAACGAAACTCTTTAAGTAAGTATAAGAAACTCCCCTTCCTGGAAGACAAAAGACGATTGACTTCCCTCTGACCAATTCCTTTGCGCGATCGTAATCCCATTCCGATGCTTTTGGTGCTTGCGTAGAAGGTGCAATCGGACTCTTTGCTTTTACTGTAAATCCTTTAGCCATAATTTGAGTGTTTTTACTTTCGAATCATACACCACTATCTAGGTGCTTGTCAAGTCTCTGTAATTATAATTGAATTACCATCAACCTCTAAGTTTATCTCACTACCCTCATACCACCCAAACTCATTGATTATCCATTCTGGTACCATTATAAGATACTCCCCAGTTACTGGATCGACTTCTACAGTGCTCAAATTTTGTCGGGAATTTTTTTGCATACTTGCCAACTTCTCTATGCTTTTATATATGGGAAAAATTTTTTTGAGTCAGAGAGATATTATGATCGGCATCGTAACACTTTGTAGACTACTGGGACCCAGCGCAATTAAACACCGGGGGGGCATAATAACCCCCCACTGTGATCACGAACGAATAAGACTTAAGCGACTTGAGTGAACTTACTGTTACGGAAGTTAGCAACACTGAAGGACTGACGATTCACAAGTTTGAATGTACCAAACTGTGTACCCATTACATAACCCTCACCACTGATTCTTTGACCATTGAGGTATGCTTCAGGTCCGTTCAGTTGACGACACTGACTCATCAATTCTTCCTTCAGATAGATTACCAAACCATACAGGTGCATGAGTGACTCTTTACCCATGAAATCGTCGTTAGTGAGTGGATAACCCTCACGCAGGGAACGATTCACATTCTTTTGAATCTGTGCTGCTTCCTTATCAGTAGCGAAGTCTACGGTAGGCAACAGCTCATCGATCATATCTACAACGGGAGGCAACTCAAACTGTTCGCCCCGTTCGATATAAGAACCGGTGTGCACGTAAGCATCACTCTTCACAAACTTGCAATAGTAGGTATCAGTGATGATGAAATCTAAGGGTTCTGCGATAGCATCACGCAGGTCAGACTCTGCAACGTAAAGTGTATGCGGAGCGATGATGATTTCTTCGCTTACGATGTTATCAAACTTGTAAGTAATGGTGTTTGGTGTATACTCACTGTTACCACCGAAACCAATAAAATCACCCTGAAGAATGGCATTGGTTCGTGGCAGGTAATCAAAACATTTGTGCAGGATGTTAGCAACCTCTCCTTTATGGTTAGCATCAATGTCCTGGTGAGATTCGTTGATCATTATCTTCACTTTATTGAACACACTTTTGGTGCCCACGAAGAAATTACCAGACGCAGGGTTGATACCCCAAACGATCGCAGGTGCACCGTCGATCTTAACACTCAAGTGCACACGGTTGTTAATAGCATCCAGGAAACTTAGGTTACCAGTGAGGATGGAATCTTCGGGGTGCTGAATGTGGAGGTTTTTCAAATCGTTTTCTTTGTTAGTTTGATTGTAGGACAAAAGAAAGGCACCCCCGTAATGAGGGTGCCAGTTGATCAGGCGAACACGTAACCGTTGGTGAAATCGTCAACATTAAACACCTTGCCAGTGATGTTGGATTGACCCACGAACTTCCGCACATACCATTTCCAATCCTTTTGGAAGACCCCCTCCCCTGCAATGCAGAATGCATCACACAGGGCATTGAGTCGGGATTTGGTGGTGACGGACTGCCAACCCCCATCATAGATGGTCATGTCATTGTCAGTGACGGTGGCGATCAGATTCCCGTGAAGGTAAACGGAAGACGTGTTGCTCTCAGGGTCGAAGGTCACAGAGGTGTTAGCGTTGCTCCAGTTTTTGTTTTGCTGGATCGCTTGGACCATCTGGGATTCGATCTTGCGCATGGGGTTCGTTTGATTGATGTGCTTATTGTAGGGTATCTGGGGCACCGTGCCTGTTTTGGGTGCCAGAGAGTGGATCGTCACATGGTGATCAGGCGAACGTCTGAAGCAGTGTCCACAAGGTTTTGAACGCGGTCCTGCTGCAACTTGAGAACCACTTGAGAATTGCGGTTCGCTTTGCTCAGACCCATGAACGCTTTGATGCCATTGTTGCTGGTGACGCGCAAGCGCAGCCCAACCTCCACAATGTGGGCATCCTTGCGCAACACGACCTTGCGGGAGGTGCTGCCGCGTCCTGCTTCCAACTGCGCCACGTACCCGTCCGCCAACAACTGAGCGGTGCGGATCGCGTCATGCTCCAGCACATAGCAACGATCTGCCTTAGTGTCTGTGATTGCCATCACCATGCCATGGTTCGCGTCAATCAATTCGCTTTTGATCCAGCGGGTCAGGGTCTCAGACGTGATAGCGTTAAGGGCAGCGTCGCAGATCTCAGCGAACACCTGGCGCACATCCTCCACAACGCTTTGGCGCTTAGCAGTCTCCCAGGTGCGAACGGTTCGCATGAAGGCATGGAACTCAGCAAAGCGCTGCGGGTCCAGCAGTTCATCAGTCCGGGAGGTGTTGACCCAATCAAACGACCCGTTTTTAAGTCCTGCTTTGTGCTTAATGCTGATACGCTTAGAACCTGCCATTGCGTCTGCCTTGTGCTTAGTGCCTCCCAGGTGGGTGACGGTCTCAGCAAAAACGCGGTGCTGGTTCAGCAGGTCGATCGTTGCCAGTTCGTTGGCGATGCCGTTGTGATGGGTGCTGCCGTTGGTTTTGAACATGTTAGGAAGGGGTGGCGGTTCCACCCGTTTTGGTTTGCTTAGCAATGGTAGAGCCGGAACCCTACCAAATCTCATAAAAAAGGACGGTTCGCCAACCGTCACTCCCCGAAGAATGCGAACCGGGCATCAACCACAAAATCAATCACGTCGTCAGTGGCGGAGCAATTGAACCGTTCGCAGAACCAGTCCACTGCCAGGTCAGCAGGTGCCATGGTATCAAACAGGAAATCCTGCAGGTCCTGCAGGTTTTGGTCGGAGAAGAGGTTTTGTTTTTTCATGCTCCTACTATTGCACACCAGGGTTAAGGCACCGTTAACCAATGGACGGTTAGTGAATTGGTCAGGTGGCTGACTCAGTTTGTGTTAGTCAGTGCTTCAATTTGCTGGTTTCGTTTTTCAATCATTTCCAACATGTTTGAGTCAAGTATACTGAGCATCAGATTTGCACCCAGCATAATGAGCATAACCGTGAGAGCAATTCGCATTAGTCTTCAATCGTTTGTCGGGTGATTTACAATTTGATCCTCAATTTGATCTGCCAATTCAGTCATCCATTCACGCAAATGGTCATCTTCATACTGTGCATTATTCTTTACAATATCAAGCAGAAAATCTATCTGTTCATCAGTGAAATGAAATTCTTTCAACATCAGTTTTCCTCCAAAAGTTCGGGATAATACTCTTTAACTTCTTCCATCAATTCTTCGTCGGAATACTTATCATAACTCTGGTCCATGAAATCATAAAGAACTGCCCACATAGTTTTGAAGTCCATTCCATCAATCACGTTGTCGATGAGTTGATCTTGAAGTTCCTGACGGTTCATGTTCATTTGGTAGGGAAGTTTTTGCAGACGGCATTACATAAGGTCTCAATGAGTTCGTCTCTCAATTCCTCATAATCTTCTGTATGTGGAAATACCTCACTGAAACGTCCTTCGATGATACAATCAATGTCCTCCATGAGTTGTTCGCGTTGTTTGAGAATTTCGAGGTTCATGATAATCAATAATCAATGTTGCCGTTGATGTAGCCCTCTACATCGAACTTGTCTTCATCCTCAAACTCAGGGATGTTGTAGATTTCATCTGCCGGACCTTCCAGAAGGTCACGCAACAGCAGGTCTTCTGTGGAGTTCATGTGTTCCTCTGATTGATTACCTTGTAATAATAGCACCTAGGAAGCGGGTGTGGCGAACAACTGTGCCACCTGTTCGACTGGCATATCGTTATGGTCGCAGATCCACCAATCCAGTAGCCTGTTTTCTTCTTCCCTTGCTAGTATTTCGTGTGGTTGATACACATAGTCGTAATTTGAGGCAGGTTCGTTCAAATAGTAAATTTTCCCTCTTTTCATTTGCAGGTCACCCCTTACCCATTGTGCTAGGTGCGTCAGTTCGTGCAAAAGAGTTTTTGCATACAACTCGTGCTCCATGTTGGAGTTAAGTTCAATCACAAACTCTCTAGGGTTTGATGTTGCATTACCTACAAAATCACACACCCCATTACAATCTTCTTCAGACAAATCACTGTGGATGATTTCAACCTCAATCCCATGATTAGGGAAGAAAGTGTTTAGAAACCAACTGGCAATATCCTCACAGAGGTCTTCAGAATAACCGATTCCAGAATGATAGATGAGAGACATGTTCCCCAGTGCATTAACCAGATGAATGAACCAATAAAAATAAGTTTATGAGTTGAAGTCACAACCAGTTGTCCATAAAATGTATACTAAACGTCTGCCCTGTTACAGTTACCATAGGACCAAACACATTGTTCCTAACCCTCTTAACTTCCACCTCTTCACATACACCTTCATCACTACACACAATACCATCGTTGAGTGTATATGTTGTATCACCTAACGTGATACGGTTCTCTACAACTGTGCAGGGATATTCATTCCACTTTTGATTGAAATGAAACTGACAGTAGTTGTTAGTTGCTAGAAGGATTGCTTCAATCATTGTTGAAAATACTCCCCAATTGCTTTGGACATTGTGATTAGTTTTTCATGAACATTATTAACCTCTAAACGCATGTTCTCATCTTCACCCAATAAATTCATCATATCAACTTCGGTCCAATAGTTTATTCTAACCGACCCATCTTTGAATAATGGGGAGTAGAATAGTGTGCCTTCACTATCAATAGAGTAGGCACATCCCATCTCTTCACAGATAATCATTGTCATGGTTTTAGAAGCAGAATAAAAGGACTTTCTCATCAGCGAATGTAGAGATAACCACCAGCCCAATCTGCATGTTCCATCAACCACTCACGATCACTCATAATGCAAAGGTTGAAACGAACACCTTTAGCAGGTGCTTTGAATGATGCTGCTTTGTAAACATCACCAGTCTTCTTATCAATGAAGGCATGAACACTACGGGAACCACCACCAGTCTCCATGATCAGTTTGTGATACTTACGACCAGATTCAATGTAGAACTTATAACCAGAGTCTTTGCCGTTGTTGCGTGACTTAAAGTTCTCAATGAGTGCATCACACAACATCAAAGCATATTTGCGGATGTTCAACTCAATGGTGTTTCTAGCGTCTTGAGTTGCCTTGTAGTCAGCGAAGGAGGTGGTCATGTGCTTTGCCTGAACTGAACTTATTATAGGGCATAAGAGACGCCTTTCAGCGCCCCCTGTGCCACTTATACGACTGTCTACCCCATCAATACCCTGTCTGTCTTGTAAAGTAGGATTTCTCTTGCTTTTTTAGCAGTAAATCCATCATCTGTTTTCTTCCTTCTACCAGCAGTATAGGTGATGTTGAAGTAATGAACTTGCATAGACCTTGATTGATTCTCAAACCAGTCATCATCTGCCCTGTTAGCAACAAAAACCTTTTTTTGCTCATCGGCAAAGTCCAGCAGGTCCGTCAGTGCATCGTCGCCAAACCCATTGCCATAATCTGCGAAACTATCACGATACGGTGGGTCAAAGAAGAAGAAACCGTTAGGATCATTAGTAACAGAGTCTCTCCAATCTCCACTCTTGATCTCTACACTCTGCAGTGCATCATTCCACCACTTCAATACATCGCGATCATACACTTTGTCCTTTTGATTCAATAACCCTGCAGGAGTTCCATACCTTCCGTTTGTATTCTTGTTCAGTTGGTAGATACCATTGAACCCAGTCTTCATCAAGAAGTATAATGTTGCTGCCTCAAATGTTTTACTCCATTCTTGATACTCCCAAGCATGAAGATGTCGCAAATCAAAGTAAAACTTCTTACGGTCATCTTTGCTCAGTGGTAGATACTGAGATTCAAGACTGTCTAGACGTTGTTGAAACTCAGTCAGGTCAGTCTTGATTGCTTTGTAGATACTAATAACATCAGAGTTGATGTCGTTAATCACCACATTCTTTGGTCGGTAGGTGTTCATCACATAGACAAACATAGCACCACCACCAAAGAATGGTTCATAGTAAGTATCAAGAGCAGTAGGCATAAAAGGTGCATAATGTTTCAGCACCTTTGTTTTACCACCTGCCCAAATAAACAGAGGTTTCATTGAGTCTTTGTTGGGTCGATAATATCAGAGTCCTTGAGTTCTCCCTCAGAGATTTGATGTTTCAAAGGAGTTCCGTCTCTCTTCTTCAATACATCTTCTTCAATGAGAGTATTGATCTTGGTAACGATTCTAACAGCAATCAAGTGTGATTGTGAGTTTCCAGATGTACCCTCTGTCAGAGTCTTTGGAGAGGTTTTCTTCAGTCGTTCAGTCAAATACTTCTGAACAACATAACCTTTGTCACCTCTACCTAAGTTGTCTCTAAGATACCACACTCTTGCAAGTCCTGCAATGAGAGATCCCAGCATAGGAGATTCTGACCAGTTAGGTGCATTTTGATCTTCAATTAGGTCAGCATAAGTATCAATCGCTTTCCTTGCATACTTAGAGTTTTCACCAATATCATACGACTCAAGAACACGAGTAAGACCAGAAACTTCGTATCCACTAGTGTCACCGATCAGCTCAATGTGTACTCCCATGGTAACAAGTTTCTGTTCCTTTTCAATGGACTCTTTGTTACCATAAGCAATGCCAGATCGCAAAGTTTCAATAGCACCAACATTGGTGCGATTCTTGTTAAGATCTTCAAAAAACTTTGCTTCAACAGCAATACACTCTTCTAAAGTATAATCCTCAGGATGGACAATAACTTGGCAAGGTAATACTAACTCGCTACCCTGAGTTGTGTAAAGGTAACCAATAGATCCTGTGTGTTGACCATCTGCAATAGTAAATTTACCATCAGGGCGTCGAAAAACAAACAAAGGACGGCACAGTCTGCCATCAAACTTCCCCGCTTTCTTAATCATAGATCCATTCATCAATCTCTGATATTCCCTATCAGAGTAAAGATATTTGATCTTGATTCCATATACTTTGAGGTAACCTCTTGTGCCATCTTTGATAACACAATCGGGAGTCAAAGTTTCTTCAATCATGTCATCAAAGTCATGCTTTCTTACTTTGATACCAAGATTGTCTGCTATCTCAGTTAAAGGGATGAGATTGTCCCTACTCGAATCGTACATAGATTTTACCAAAATCCCCTTTATTTTTTGTCGTTGACCTGGCACGGATGCCTTGGGGTGATATAGTCAACGTTGATATTATATAGAGATTTGTAATCAGTAAGAATAAGTAGAGAGGTTGCAGGCAGGAACGTGATAACCGTTATCTGGTTGGTTCACATCATAGACCCAGATAAGTTCACGGTCGTTTGCTGCTTCATAAAACTTGAAACCAAACATAGGAACCAACTTTACCATGAGAGCACCCCAATGGTATTCAGTCTCAAAATCAAAGGTCATTGATCCTCCATTGATTACCTTAGTATTATAGCAGCACCCCAGCGCAAACTGGGGTGCTTGGTGGACAGTAAATCAACCGTCTACTAATTGTGATGCGTATTGCTTGACTTCTTCAATCAGTTCGTCATCATCCAGACAATCAAGTTCGGCATTTTGAGTGTTAATGAAAAACTCTTTTAAGTCTTCCAATGACATTTGATTGAGATCCCACTCAATAAACTTTTTTTGAAGTTCGTCGCGGTTCATCAGATTGCACCCTCCTTGACTTTACTGGCAGGGATTTCTACAAGTTCTGGAGACTTATCATCCTCGAACTGGTGCATATCATAGCATACCCAACCAGCACTGGTGTAAAGATACCCAAATTCTTCACCTTGAGCGAAGAAATCTTCAATAGATTTGTGAAGAACAGGAGGGGTATCTTCACCACGCTGAGAGTAGTATTGAGGACCATATTCCTCAACTTCACGCTTAGTGGTGCCACCGTATTCGTTGCGGTCGCTATTCCAACGCTCATTAGTCCAACATACACTCATATCACCACCATCAATCAGTTCAGATGCTTTCTCACGAGTGTTGAAATGTTCAACCAGTTGCTTACCCAACCACTCAGGATAACCATCCCAGTGATGATAGGCAGACAGAACAGAATCATCCTTAAGTTGGATGCCGATACGGGAGCGTGTTGCCATGGTGTTGTGTTGAATACCTTGTTATTATAGGGTAGGAATGGGGGTCAGGAGACCCCCAGTGTGCCACTATCAGTTCTGGACACCGCTGACGCCCACATTGGCGCAAGCTCCGGCAACATTGTTGGAGATGCCGTGCTGGTATCCCATATCCCAACCCAGAGCCATCTCTGCTTGAACGTCGCCAGTGCGCTGAGCAGTGCGCATATCCTTACAGGTTGTAATCAGTGCAGCCTGCTCGGTGCGGTTCATCTCAGACGTTTTAGTGTCGGGGATAATGGTTCCCAGCACCACCAGTTGCCCCACAAGGAGCACAGGAGCGGCAGGGATGCCCAGGAGGAACCAAGGGGTCCATTTGCCCTGAAGACCCCGCAGAGTGCCCCAGGACGCCAGAGCGCCCACAGGACCAGCAGTGAAGAAACCCATCAGGGCAGCGATACCTTGCTCAAATCCGGTTGCAGTAGACCGAACCAGGACGCGCTCAGTGTTGTTGCTGATAGGGTCAGGAGTGGAAACAGTCATGTCCTTTGTTTGTTTGACTCCCTTAGTATAGGACAAAAAAAGGGGGTCGAAACCCCCCGTGTGCCACTTGTCAAACTGTCCTAGCTTTCGTAGACTCTACATTCATCTGCATCAGGATTTTCATCACAATACATCTCAAATGCCGTTGGGTCGTGATGATCCTCAGGGTGTGCAGTGTGATACTTCTCCAAGTGTTGCAGTTCGTCAACAGTGTGGCGACGCATTTGTGGTGATAAAGTAGGATCTTCTAAGATCTCTTTATCTTTTTCAATATGTTGTTCGATGCTTTCCATACAGTTTTGTATAGCGTTGTTACTATTTATTAACTAGTCGTCCAAAGCGTTAAGTTGCCGCCAACCTTTTTCAGGTGCAGAACTCTTTAACTTTTGAACTAAGTGATCAGCGAGAGCTTCCATTCTCTCAGGATGAATAGCACGAATACCTGCCTCTTTTAAGGCGATTTCCATACTAAGTTCTTCGTTTTCGGTCAGTTTTTTGCCGTGGGATGGAAGGGTCATAAGTCTAATACTTTAACAGAATAAGTCTAGCGTCTCCGCTCCAAAATAGTTAGTATTTTAATATTTTCTTTAGGGTGTTAAAGGTTCGATTGCTTCCATTTCCCACCAAATCTTTTCAAACTCTTCATAACTCCAGGTGCCCATCTTCTCTGGAGCATACCAAAAATCTTCCCAATCTTTAGCAGAGTGTGTCACATCTTCAACTGTCATTTACATCCTCCAATAATGCTTGTTCTAGTATAGATTGGATTTCCTTAGATGACATATTATTTAAGAACTTCCATTCAGGGTCATCTTTATCCCATTCTAAACTGAAGGTTCCATCTTTATTTTGATGGATTTTGAGAGAATCATCCATTGTCTTTCTTCCAAGATTTGCGGATTTGTTTTAACTCTTTGAGTTCCTCTTTAATCATCTTGTAGGCATCTTCAGTGCTGAGTTTATTTGCTATTTCCATAGCAGTAATAATCTCAACTCTAGTGCCAAAGTGTTGTAATGCTCTCTCAAAAGAGTCTAGTTCTTCATACATTAGAGTTTTCCTCCAACAACACCTGTATTTACAATATGACTATCATCATTTAATGTGCCATCTTGCAGTGCTTTAAGATGCCAACGTGTCGTACTAATGACAAGTTCTTCATCTATTGAAGTGATAAAATGAGCACCCAAAGGATTCTTTAGGATGCTCGTATACATTCCAAACTGAGTCTTTTTAACATAAAAGACATCATCAATCCACACTACATCACCAGGAATGTGTTTCTCGAAGGCAGTTCCTAAAGAATCACTCAGCTTCGGTTGACGCTTCGATTTCTTGTTCTGGGATGTCTGTTGCATTTTCTTGTGGCAGTTTTACTCCAATTTCTTGCAGATATTCAATAGCACCTGATGTTCTGAGAAACATTGATTTGTTATACTCAGCAGCGTTCATAAACTTTTGTCTTTGCTCAAGCAGTTGCTTAAGATGGTTTTGTTGTTCAGTCAGTTCCATTTTCTTTCTTATTGAATCCAAAGGGTAGGGTTTCGTCTTCTTTTTCTGCCCGAAGTTTGTGAGCAAGAGTACAAACAGATTCCATTACTTTAAGACAATCTTCAATCTTTGAATCTTCAGGCATGTTCCTAAGAACAATGTCAAAAAGTGGAAAGAACTTATCTACTGCCTCTTGTACTTCTTCAGGAGTTAGGGGTTGATCTTTCATTAGGTTCCTTCAAATCAGGATGTTGTGCATACAATGGTCCTTTATAGTCACCAGCGTATGTTAGATTTTGCAGAGCCTCAACGAGTTCGGGAGTTTCTTCCCACTCATATGTATCTCCACTTTTAGTTACAAATGTGCGTTTTGTCATACGGTTTTCACACCAAAATATCATACCATAGTTATAATACTTTTTCAAGTCATGGATTGTTAGGGTCTAGTCCTAACTCTAGTAGATATTCTAACCACCAATCAGGATCTTTGCAACGCTTCCAGTTAGGCACAGGTAATCCTAAACTAGAGTAGTGTTCTTCTAATGCTTCATCTATAATCTGTGCGATCTGAATATTCTTCTTCCTCTTCATCAACGTCTTCATATGGGTTCTCCACATAAGGTCCGTGTGGTTTGAGTGATTCTGCTTTGACATACTTACGTTCCTCGTTAGTAGCAGACAACCATAAAGCAAGTTTCATAACAATCCATATCGCCACTAACGGTGTAAAGCAGGCAATAAGGATTGCAGGTTTCATAATAGATTATGCTCTTGAAAGTAGTGTAGTGTATCTTTTAACCCACCTACATGCCTGTATCCAATAGCAACTTGTGGGTATTCTGCTTCTTCACCAAACTCGGCATTAAATGCCTTCTGTGTGAAGTCTTTATTTAGTTTGTACTCATCAATTTGAGTGCTAAGTCTCTCAAGAAGTGTCTTAGCTCGCTCACATTCTTGATTGCCGTTTGTATAAAGAACTACCTGTGTCATATTACCTCCTATGTGGCCAAGGTTCTATTTTACCATCTACAATCATTGGTGGTTGTTTTCTACCAAAAACCATCTCCTTATTATAATCAAATGATGGTGTTTTTACAGATAACAACTCCATCTGATATGTTGGTATGTAATAGTAATCGTCTTTCCCTTTTCTAATCTCAAGAACATACCGAACACCATCTGGTCGTTCATAAGTAAGGTCAGTATCAGAGGGTGAAAGTAATAACATATCTACTATTTTATCATCCCAATCGGGTTTGAAATCGGGTGGAAATTCAGTCACGTTGTCGCCAGTCATCACTACGTTCTTGTGTAAACCAATCTGCAATATCATCAGCACTATTGAAACCCGTTCTATGTTCGGAAGGGTCCGGGTCTCCTAATCCCATCCGATTACAAAAATCATCTAAACTACCTTCATCTATTCCCTTTGATTGTCTTCTTGCTTGATTTAACATTTCACGGGCACTAGTGTTTGCTTTCGCAAGTTTTTGTGCCCATATCATATCATCCAGTTTCACCTCCTGATTGTTAGCAATAGACTTGCAGATTGCTTCCATTCGGAGGCGATACTTTGTTGAAAGCATATAAGTTTTTCTACTACTAATATTTATTTGAACTCTTCATTCCTTCTGCGATCAAGGTATTCAACAACCTCTGCTCTCCATTCCATCAGTTCATGGAAACATTCCTGGTCGTGAGCATATACTCTCAACTCAGTATCTGGTTTCAATACACTTTCATAAAAGATGAAGAAAGCATCTTTACGTTTGTCGTCTTTGGTCATAAGAAGTCCTCAAGAGATGAAATGGATTTTTTCTTCTTGTCTAGTTTACTTTGCTTCTTGATAAAATCAAGTGCTTGTTTATATGTGTTAAAGGTTTTAGATTGCCTTCCATTATGTAGCACAACGAACTGTTTGCTACCTAGGGGAACTGCTGCCCATACACCATCATTACTAACCCAACCCAAAGGATTAATGGGTTTAGGGTTAAGTAAGGAAGGTTTAGGAATGAATGGTTTTAAGAACTTCAAAATACAGCAGTTACACAAATAATAGAAGCACCAGGATTGCGTGCTAGAGCAACACGACGAGCATCATCATAGTCAGTGGCGATAACAATCTCATCGAACACTGTGCCCATTTTGAACAGTTGAACTTTGACTTTCATGATTAGCGACGTACGGTGGAGATAGCAGGTTCGCCCTGCTCAAAGACAGTATCAACAACTGCTTGGACTGACCTAGCGGTGCTGATACCGACCTTATCATAGACGGGGATGCAGATAAGACCATAGGTCTTGTGCCGGTCTCCCAACCGGATCACGCGCCCAATAGACTGAGAGATACCAATGCAATCCATATTGCGCATGAACAGGATTGCCTCTAGACCTTTGACGTTGATACCCTCAGACAGAATAGAGTGGTGAAGCAGAACGAAACGCTT